GCTCTGCATAGTAATCAACAATGATCTTAGGTAATACACCTTGCTTTTCTTTAGAATATTGAGAACCATTAGCCGCAACAGAATACTTACTTTCTGGTGCTGGTCCATCAAGATAACGATCTACTCCATGATCTAGTAATCCTGGCATAAGAGTTTCAGGAGACATATTGTATTGGACAATAAGATTAGGATACAGAGAGTTTAAATCAAATGATACAACCCATTCGTGAGAACCAACCATAGGATCTTTAACATAACCACCAGGGTATGCTTGCTTTGGCTTTTCAATATAAGGTGGAATAACAATATTCTTTAAATTTAACTCACGGTAAATAATTGAATCCCATATGGCAGTAGTACCAAAAGTATCTGATATGTTAACACCGCCACGATAAGCCATAGTCATAACTAAATCAATTAGACCCATCTTTTCATCTATACGTTGTACAACTTGAACATCTCTAATGTTATAGTCAATAAACTTCTGATGATCATTTTTATATAACTCATGTAAACTACCGTGTTCTTCATATGATAGCTTACGTTCGCCGAGAACAGTATGAGCAACATGATCTAAGGCATAGGATTCTTGAGTACCATAACTATAACCAAACTTCTTAAATAGCTCAATGTAATCTGCTTGCTGAATACCAACTAGTTCATAGCCTTGTTGTTCTCTACCCATAATCTTAGTATTACGTTCGTTGACTAAGTTCCAAGGAGACATTCTCTTGACAGCTTCAGCTGAACCAATTCTAGCAATACGATTGATTAAGTATGGAACATCAAAGAACCTTATATTCCAACCAGTAATAATATCTGGTGGATTATCTGTCCAATACTTAATAAACTTTGTTAATAATTCTTCTTCGCTATCACATCTGATATATTGGATAATATCATCACCCATATTAAGTTCAGTTTTCTCATGATCGTACTCGCCTAAACCCCACACTTTGTAAATACGGGACTTAGTTGACTTGAGTGCAATTGATATAACTGGATATAATGCTTCTTCCGGTCTAGGGAAACCTTCTGATGAGGCAACCTCAATATCAAAGTTAACCACATTTACTTGTGATGGTCGAAACTTAATATCTTCAGGAAAGCGTTCTGTAATAAATTGTTGAATATAGTTTGTGTTACCATATATTTTAAAACTATCTAAATCTTTGTACTTCTCAATAAAATCTTTAGCTTCAGACATCTTATCAAACTTCATTGGAGCCAGAGGCCAACCATCAAGTCCTTTATGTGAAGGATTATCTTCACGTGATGTCACATATAAAGTAGGCTCAAACTTAACTCTTTTTGTTATTGCTGCTCCATTATCATTGTACCCTCTGTACAAGATGGAATTACCGTAGCGATTTACGGACGAATAAAATGACATACTAAACCCTTCAAGTTAATTAATTACCATTATATATTGTTTTTGGCTTATTGTAAACCATTAAATGCTAAAAGGGGCAAATTAATTGCCCCTCATAATAATTATTATTTTATGCACTTAAAGGTCTTTAGTTTCTGTAAGCATTAAATATCTTGCTTCTTCATGGTAACCCATTCTGGCAAGTTCAGATGCTGCTCTAGCTTTTCCTACTGATAGGAAGAAACTATTAAATCCACTAAAAAGTCCACCAACTGGTGCAAATGCAAATTTCATTACTGATGTAGTCATTAGAAACGTCTCCTTATATCGTCATGTTTATGATGAGCGACATTCCAGATGTCTCCACGACATAGACCAATGTCGGCTAAGTCTGCATCAGATAGTTTATTCAACTCAAAGATAGTCTTTTTTGCTTCTGAAATTTCTTTGCGTGATGATGAAAAGTCCTTTAAAAGTTCCATAAATGCTTTAATAGCATTTTGTAGAATGTTAGCTTGTGCTAATATGTGTTGTGTCATTGTGATTCCTCGTTTGACCAATATTGATTTTACGAGGACGCATTTCTTCTGGAATAACATACTTCAATTCAATTGCAAGTATACCATCCTGAATATCTGCTCCGTTTACATTTACATGTTCGGACAGCCTAAAGGTTCGCTTAAATTTCTTTGTAGAAATGCCACGATGGATAAATTCTCTCCCTTTAGAGACATGTTCCCCCATTACTGTTAAAGTCCTATCTTTAACTTCAACATTAATTTCTTCTTTTGTAAATCCCGCAATAGCAAGTTCGATAAGATATTCTTCATTATCTGATTTAATAATATTATGTGGTGGATAATGGTCTTGAGCATGTTTTGCAGTGAACTCTAGTTCATTGAATAGATGGTCAAAACCCACAAAAGATGAGCGTGGGAATAGTGTTTGTAAGCCTGTCATTGTTATCTCCTTTTGAGCAAGCAAGATTGTGTTATGATCGGATCATTCCGCATCACAATAGTATATATAATATTTTTATTCTTCTTTAGTATTAAATTTTTCTTTTTTTAATTCAAATAGCCAGAGTTTACTATTTTTATAGCAATATCTCTTACACGTTTTAGGTGCTGTATCTACTGAAGTTAAGTTATCATAAAATTCAATCCATTCATCTGATAGCAATATTTCTTCTATGCTATCATTATTCTTTATTTTTAAATGTTCTTTAAATAAACTAACCAGTTGAGGATCATCCGCTTCTAGTTCTTCTATATCTTTATAAAAAGAAAAGTCAATCCAACAACATGGTGTTATATAACCCTTTGCACTTGAACCAAAGGATCTGCCCGTGGCTGTATTAAGTACACATTGTGGTTTCCATTCTTTACTCATATTCTTCTCTAATATAATAATTATCTGTAGATGTAGGTTTTAAAGGATCACCACTAGTCCATCTATTAGACTTTATAAGAGACATTTCTAATCCATGCTCTACACATAAGGCTTTAGCTGTATCAATATCATTTTCATTATATTTAAATATAATATATTGCCATATTGACTTAGCTATATACTTTCTTGATTCCAACATCAATCGAAATAACTTTTCACCATCTTGTCTAACTCTATACTTATGTGAATCCTTAGGTAGACCATCTATACCAAAATACCAGTTAGATTTTGGGTGTGCTTTAAAACATTTAATAAAATAAGCATCTGGTTTATGACTAGCAGCTACATGTACACTACACATTTTACCAGCAGAATAAATCTTACTTAAAAATATATCTAGTTTAGGATGAAGTATAGGATCTGATATTTGTCCACAAAAGATAAATCTATCAAAGTAATTTAAATACTTATCAAATTCTTCTTCAGACATAAGATTAGCAGGAATATCACTAATGTTCTGTCTAGCGCAATTAGGACAAGCAAGAGTGCAACGACTTGATATATCTAAGTTGACTGCATCTCTAGTCCAAAATTTACTTATTTCCAATGTTATATTTTGGGCACAGTTCCCATTTTACTTTTTCTTTAAAAGGGATTATTTTAATCTGTCTTAATTGTGCTAATGGCTCAACTGTTTGACCAGAAACTATAGTAACTAATCCCCAATCGGACATTAATGTTGCAATAGTATTACGTCTTGCTAAATCATTTTCTTCAAGATTTGATTTCTTACCATCTAGTAAGAACAGCTCTTTAAAGTGCACAATAAAATACCTACCTTGTTTATGTAGGATATGACAAGATTGAAATAGTTTATTATCTTTTCTACTAGCCACGCCTATACGTGTTAGTGTTTCCCTTATCTTTAGGAAGTCATCTGGCTCATTTAGAGTTATCTCAAGCATATGCTTGGGCGTCCACTCTATAATTTTAATTTCTTCTTTTTCCACCCTTATTCACCTTATTCTTTATTATAGTTAATTGTTCAGGTGATAACAGAGTCAAAGCTTGACGGGCTTTTGTATTACTATACCCATAATATTCCTTGACAGATTCAATATCACTTTCAGTTTGAGCCTTAGCCCATTTAGAAAACCTTTTTCGTTTTCTAATGATATTTATAAGAAAAGAATATTGTAGTCTATTGTCTAGGTGGTGATGACGATTCATCTCATTAGCTGCAGCCACAGTATCAGGAAAGTAAGAAAGTGTACGATTGACCATGAAAGGTGAGTATTTCTTTTCAGCAATATCATCTATCATTATATCAAGTTTAGAAAAGTTTATAGAGTTACTATAATCAAATGGGCTTAAACCTTTAGCGCTCATCTTCAATACCTCCATCCATTCCTGGCCAATCAATATGTTCCATCATATCTAATAATTTAGATGCTGTTACATCAGTAGATGGACCTTTTTGTACATCTTTACCTTTATAGTAAAGTTGTGGGTATGTTTTATGACCATCTGGTAAAGGATGGTTGTTTAATATTTTATGCTCAATTTCCCAGTCTTCTAACTTTTCTCTTAGAATATGGCAATAGATGCACTCATCTTTTGTAAATAATACAAGTTCACTCATTTTCTATCCTAACGCTATAGCTAAAGTTTGTAATCGCATAACATCCATTACAATATCATGCTGTGGATCATGTGCGACAAATTGTTCTTCAAGACCTTCTGGTACAAACCCATTAGATAGACCAGCACCCCAAGCCATTCCATCAATTGTGGATCTGGTATCACGAATAGACCAATGAGGCCAAGGTACAACTTGATGGTATTGTGATGCAATATAATCAACAAAGATTGGATCAAAGGTATTACCTCTTGAGTAAACCTTACTTACAGAACCATTTATATTACTATTCATCCAAGGGATTAGATCAGCCAATGGTTTATCATGCTGACTAGGAATAAGTTGTTTCTGAGCAGACTCTGATTGTTGACCCCACCATTCTAAGGTATCTTGATCAATCTTACGTTTACCATTCTTTACTTGATCAGCTACATCAAACTTAATATATCTTGACATTTCAAGTAATTCGGTATATGAATAAGCTGTCTTCTCAGTAAAGCGTTCTTCATTAAATTCTAATAAAGCAAGACTAAGAACAACACCATTTACACGATCAGTAGAAAGTGTTTCGAAATCAAATATAATAGCCATTAAGCAAACTCCACATTAGCCATTACTTCAGTCATACAAGCAACAACATTTAATTCGTGATCTGCAACAAAGGCATTCTTATATTGATAATCAGCTAGAATAAGAACCAGTTGTGGTATAGATTGAGGAGATACTGTATTAGCCATGTTGTCATAGATACCACGGAAGATAGCAGAAGCATCTACATCAATATTATTAACAACCCATGAGCGCATCTTCTTAAAATCTTTACCTTTTAGGTATGTCATTAGAACGTCATACTGGTTACCAGAACCATCCAACCTACTATTAGTAGTAAGAATCCCGCTGTTTCCATGGCGTTGTGCCTCATTAAGTATTCTACGCCAGTCCGGAGCATATTTAAGTATGATATCAGCCGCATCTTTTTCATTATATTCAACACTTTCTATTTCTAAGATTTTCTTTAGTCTATCCATAAAGTTACCAGCTAGTGCTGCCATATCTTTTTTGGAAGTATTAAATTCATATACACCACACCGAGAATGTAGTGGCTCAATGATTCTATTCTTAAAGTTACAAGTTAATATAAACCTACAGTTATTAGAAAATTCTTCTATAAAACCACGCAACGCAGGTTGTGTTGACTGTGGGTTTAGATAGTCAGCCTCATCAAGGATAACTACTTTATATCCACCTTGTAATGATATAGACGAAGCAAACTGCTTGATCTTACCACGTAAGGTTTCTATATTGCCTTCTTCTGAACCATTGACTAGGATATAATCCAAACCAAGTTCATTACAAAGGGCTTTTGCTACAGTTGTTTTACCAAGACCAGCTGAGCCAGTAAAGAGCATATTAGGAACTTCACCGGTCTCAACTATCTTTTGAAAAGTAGCTTTTAAATCAGAAGGTAGAATTGTTTCACCAATTGTTTTTGGTCTGTATTTTTCTACCCATAAAAAGTCATTAGACATTCACATTCTCCATATCAAGAAATACATTATATAATAGTTAAGGAAGATTGTAAACCCTATTCTTTCTCAGAAGCGTCATTAGCTTCAAATGCTTCTGATATGGATATAGCTTGAATACACTGATCACGTAATGTNCCAATTGTACTTANTTCTTCACCACGAAAACCACCACGTTGGACGACTGCATCAATTACAGCAACCGTACTACGACCAATCTGAGCCATAAGTGTATAGGTTTCCGTATGTTCATTATTATTTTTAGCCATCTTATTCTCCGTATGTAGATGATTTATCAAGTGCAATCCAATATGAAATACCATATTCCTTATTGGTGAAATGCGAGATTAGTTTTGAAGATATAGCAACTTCATAGTCACCTGGCATAATCTTCAAGTTAGCAATATTAAGTATAAAGTTAAATGGTGTTGAATCAAAGTCACCAGCAATATCAATTGTATATGCATTACAAGTTGCATTCTTACTATCAATAATTGATAAACTTAGAACACCATCTTTGCCAGTAATAGACACATCAGTGTGACCTAGTGTACTTGCAGCACGTTTAATTCTACTAAGAGTGTCAGCATCTAAAGCAAAGTTAACATCAGCATTAGGCATTTTTACATCTTTGCCAGGTTTAGTTAACATATCTGGATCTGAGTAAAAGTATTTTACTTTACTGCGACCAGACGAATCACTTACTGTTACAAAGTCATCCGAGAAATTTAAGTTAGGTGTATCAACAAGTGATAGCACACCTAGGAATTCATTCAGATCATATATGCCAAACTGTTGTGGGAAATCTTCACGGATTGCCGCAGTAGACATAACATTCTTTGCTTCAGATATAGTCTTAATAGTATTACCAGCATCAATAACAATGTTGGAATTAATACCAGCATAGTTTTTAAGGATGGATAGTGTGTTTTCAGATAATTCCATAATAATGGCTCCATGTTATAATATAGTTATTATAGTTCAATTGGAAGAAAAAGTAAAGCATTTTATTTGATTTTGCTAAAGTTTTTTTCTTTAAAGAATTCAATCTTCCTCTCAAACTTTCCGTCAAGTATTTCACCTTTATGTGAAATAACAAAGACATTGGTTTCTTCACCGAGTGTGTATATAATCTTCATTAGATTGTCTACACCTTCATGATCTAAGCTTGAGTCAAAAGTCTCATCTAGGATCAATAGGTTTGTGGCTACAGAATTCTTCATCTTAGCAATCATTCGCCAAGTAAAGAGTAGTGCCAGATCAATACGTTGCTTCTCACCCTCAGAGAATGAATCATATGAGAATTCGTCACGATGTCTTGATCTAATAGTCTCTTGGAAGTTTTCATCCAAGTTAAAGTGAACAAAGAAGTCTAGTGTTTGTAGATATTGATTTACTAGCTTATTCATTACAGGTAGATACTGTTTGATAATTTTAGTCTTAATACCAGTATCTTTAAGCATCTCACTCATAGCAATATTGTATGAAAGAGTTTCGTTTGATACTAGGCGGCTCTCAAAGGAAGATTCACGTGTATCATTTAATTCTTGTAGTTTATCTTTTTCAATAGAAATATCACCATCTTTGCCACGGATATTATCAATAGCTTTAGATAGATTGGTAATAGTTGTTTGTAGTCTGCTAATCTCTTTATTATTATTGTTAATATCATTTTGCTTATCAGAAACTTTCTTAGCAATATCACTAAGGCTTGAAAGAGTTTCTTCAACTTCACTAGCTTGATCATTGGCTTTAGATAGTGCTGTATTAAGTTCACCAGCTTTACCTTTAGCTAATTCAAGTTTAGATGTTCTTAGATCATCATCAATATCTTGTTCACAAGTAGGACAACTTTCATTCTCTTCAAAGAATTTTGCTTCTTTAACAACAGTCTTAATCTGTTGATTAAATGTAGCTTGATAATGAAGTAATGATGTTTTCTTGTCATTAGCTTTTTTAAGATCATCTTGAAGTGTCTCAGATAATTCAGAAACATCTCTTGATAGTATAGCATTTGAAAGTTGAATATTAACTATACTTTCTTGAGCAAGTACAGCTTCATCTTCCTTATCTTTAATTTGCTCACCACTTAGGTTCTCAACTTCTCTGATATACTTACGCTGTAGATCAATCTTTTCTTTTAATAGATCAATCTCATAAGTTACTTCACGGATCTTGTCTTTGATTATTGCATTCTTTTCTTTAATAATAGAATTCATCTTAGAAAAGATATTAATATCCAAAAGGTCTTCAATAACATCACGTCTATGTTGAGAAGTCAATTGCATAAACGGAATAAAAGATGATGAACCAAGTACAATAATCTGGTGAAAAGATTTATGATTTAACTTTAAAATATTTTGTTCTAGTATCTTTTGGTATTCTCTAGCATGAGATGCTTGATTTACCATAACACCATCTTTCCATATTTCAAAGATGTTAGGTTTTGCTCCACGAATAACTTTAAAGTTTGACTTACCAATACTAAATTCTACTTCAACAATACAGTCTTTCTTATTAATAGAATTGACCAATTGTGGTTTGCCGATATTACGGTGTGGTTTACCAAACAATGAAAAGGATAGAGCATCCAACATTGTAGATTTACCAGCACCATTATGACCAACAACAAGAGTTGATTTAGTATCAGTAAAGTTAATCTTAGTCCAGTTATTACCAGATGATAATAGGTTCTTATAACGTAGTGTTCTAAAAATGATCATGCTATTTCCAGTGCATTCGCCTCAGTAAATAGGTCCCGCATACTAGATTTTAGCCTATCTTTGCTGAGATCAGTCTCAACATTATCAATATAGCTATCAAGTAATTCTGTAGTTTCTTCCACAGATATACCCTCATCTTCAACAGCGTCACCAAGAAACTCCGCAAAGTTCTCAGCAATCTTCAACTCGTGAATTGGCCTATTTTGTATTCTATCAACAAACCGGTCAAAAGTAAATAGATCAGTTTTGTTTATAACTACAATTTTAACAAACTTATTATCTACTTGCTTTACATCATAATCGTCAAAGTTAACTTGAGTATCATCATAATGAATACGATGGAATATAGTATGAGGATTTCTTACTTCTATTAGATCACGAGTATTAGTATCCAATATATGGAAGTATTTGTTATCATGAGCATCTGACCAAGTAAACTCTAACTGAGAACCAAGATATGTTATATTGCCTTGAGTTGATTTAGTATGGAAGTGACCAGAGTAAACTGACTCAAATCTACTAAACAAACTAGGATCCATACCATGAGTGTTTGGTATACCTTTCATCATATCAAAACCATCTAGTTCTAAATGTCCACCAAGAACATCTGCTTTACAGTTTCTTATAAAATCAAGTGATTCCTTTTCATTCTCAGGGCATATCCATGGTAGTAATGCCATTTTTAAACCATCATAATCCATCACAGTAGGCTGATGTATAATATGGATCTCATTCATATAGTGACCAAGTAGTTCTTTAAGACTGTTAAGTTCATTAGTATTCTTATAGAATGTATCATGGTTACCACAGATAATATCCATAGTAATTTTATGTTCTCTTAACTTTGCAAGAAAGAATTGACGATTACGATTAAGGGCACGGAAATTAATAAACTTCCTGTTATCGAAATAATCACCAAGGTGAACGATATGAGAAATACCGTTTTCCATAAGATAAGGAAAAAATACATCTGTGAAAAATTTCTCCGCATTATCGAGGAATATGTCAGAGCTATTCCTAATACCACAATGAGTGTCATTTAATATCGCAATCTTCATTTAATAAACTCACTTAAATCTGAGTCCACTTTTGTTTCACGTTTCTTACGCTTTTCTTTCTTTACAAGTTCCTTAACAACCTGATCAGCTTCTTTAACTTTTTCAATTCTATCTTTCAATATATCGACATAGTTAGCTGCGACAAGTTTACTGAATTCTTCAGACATGTCTATACTCATAAAGGCTTCTACACCAGATGATGTAAGGTATTTATATTTAATCTCTTGTTGCTTTTTCTCCTTTGCAATACGTCTTAGAAATGCATACCAACTAATTTGTGTAAAGTAAGCAAAGGCATTAGGCTTACCTGTACGTGTAGCGGCTTCAATGTTATAATTCTCAACTGCTCTTAAACAATTCTCAACTGCGTCCATTACCATTTCTTCGCGATATGTGTAGCGAATAAAGTTTGATTTATGAGATAAACCTTCAGCGATCTTTAAGAAACACTGAGCAATATAATCTGGTACAATAGGTAGCGGTTGTTCTTTGTCCTTGGCTTCTATAACAGTTTTCACATATTCTACAACACTATTAGAAAATTCTGCGTTATTGACATAATGAATACTAGCTCGTTTAGTTCTTGCCATTATGGACTCCTTTCAATATAACCATTATATCACATAATAGAATATATGTAAACAATTAAATTAATAAAAAAGTTAAAAAAAATGCATTTTAGGGGTTTACATTTTGTGCAAACTATGGTATAATAAATTAAGCATTTTGGGGTAGGAGAGATAGACTAGTGAAGTTTGTCTTTTCTTGCTTGGATGAAGCTAAGAATATTATNTTTNTCTTCTTCGTCCATGTCNACTAGATCATCTAATTCTTGTTCAGCCAAATCTTCTAAGTTGGTTTGTAAGAATTGTACTGTTTCTTCATAGTTAGCTACAGTCTCAAATGCTGGTTTAGCATCTACTGTAATATGTCCAGCATTAAGTGTTTGTAGATAATCATTCTGGACCTGCTGAAGCATCCATGGTCTCATAGAACATAGCCTATGATCATCTCTCATCATATACTGTATTACTAGTGCATTTCTAATTACTATCTCATCTGTTGCATCATCATTCCATTCAATAACTTCACAAACTATTTCTGATCCGTCAACCAATTTAAACTGTCTTATTTCACTCATGTTTTTAACTCGATTTCATATATTTTATAATTAAATGATTCTCTGGCATAAATTTTTATTCTCTCTGCCGAATGTACTAGTGTATAATTTTTTCTGCTTTTCCAGTGTAGATCATCTGCTATGTCATATAGAGTAGTAGTTGATCCATCATCTGAATTTCTTAATCCTCGTCCAATAGACTGTAGGACTTTAATCTGAGATTTAGAAGGTGATGCAAATACAATATTATGTAAATTTCTAATATTAATACCTGTAGAGAATGTACCTAAACTTGCAACAATAATTGCATTCTTTTGTGTCTCTACAATCTTTCTAATTGCTTCACGATCATTAGTATCTGTCTCACCTGATACAAAGAATACTTTTCTACGTTCGTGTGCTTTATCCTTTATAAGATTATATAGCACCTTTCCATGCTTCTCAACATACTGGAAAAGAACCAAAGAATTACCATCTTGATCTATTGCTAAATTTGATATAAGTCTATTTCTTGCTTCGTTTTTTACAATATAGTCTAATTCATCATGGTACTGTTGTTTACCAAAATTCTTTCTAATATCTTCAGGGTATTTTAGTAATAGTATCTGAATATCTAATGCAGCTAGTGTACTATCATCTTGTAGTTTCTTGGTGGTAGTAACATTATATATCCGTCCAAAAAGACCTTCTAAAACTAATTTATGTGTCTGAGTACCATCAAGAGTACCAGTTGTGCCAAATCTATATTCGGCTTCTCTTGATTTGTTCATAATACCGGTAAGAGATTTAGATTTAAACCCGTGACACTCATCGCCGAATACTGTACCAAATTGCTCAAACCATGCACCTGGAAGTTTATATACAGATTGCCATGTTGATACAAATACTCTCTGACTCATATTCATCTTAGGTTTACCAGAGTAAATTCTATGTACTTCTAGTTCCACATCCCAAGTCTTATCAAATTTAGAATAATCTTCAAAGTCCGCATACATCTGTTGTACTAGTGATGTGGTTGGAACAATAACCAAAACCTTCTTAGTTGATCTGGCTAACAACCACCGCATAAGTAAATAGATTATAAGAGATTTACCAGAACCAGTTGGACTTAATAGAATGGCTCGTTTACGGTGAATAGCTTCAACCATAGCCTCTATCTGATATTCTCTAGGAGCAATCTTATTACCACGACTTGTTAAGTTAAGATCCTCTACAAATGTAGCAAGTTCACCTAAGTCAACATCATTAACTGAATCTGGTCTACCATAGTATGCATCGTGTTCAACTTCTACAACATACTTTCTCTGCTGAGCAAACTCTTGTACATATGAGAATAGACCTACTGGTAACTCACAAGACTGCGCATTAAACAATCTAATCTTACCATCCCATATACGATTTTTAAATGCTGGCATAAATTTATAACCTGGCACAAAGAATGAGAAAAAATCACTTAATTCATTTGCTATACCAGGATCTGTCTGAATATGCATTACGGACTGGTTTTTCTTTTTTAGTGTAATCTTATCCACCGGCTTCAAATTGCCTCCACTTGATCATATTACCAATAGTCTGATGTCTCCAGTTTAAATTAGTAACAATTTCTGTTAATGTTTCAATCATAGTTTTATGATATAATATTTTTTCTTCTGATCTTTGTATATCTACATCAGCATCATAGTAATAATCCATTTCACCTTTTAGGACTTTAAGACCATTAAACGGATCGAATTCCCAACCAAGTTCAACTATCTGATCTTGGGTGAGCTTTCCATTATAGTAAAGCCATTTTTTCTTTAATAGGGATTTTTGTGCAAGATCAGCTTTCTTTAATTGCAGTTTAGCAATAGAAAGAAGTTCTAAATATTTTGCGTGTAATGCTGGTGTATTTCTGCTAGTGTCGTCTAAATTAAATTGTTCAATAACACTATCTTTTTTCCACATTTCCAGAACGGATTCCAGATTCATAATATATCTCCATAATCAATTACAATACTATCTATACAATATCAAAGTAGCTGAAACTAAATGATACTGGTATAGTCAAAAATGCCACATCTGTTGTAGCTGAAGTCAAGTTAACACTACCTATATTTGTTGGAATACAATCTCGGTAGATAAATTTATTAGTTGTATTACTATGACTTGATAACATAGATAAAGTTATATCAGAATAACTAGGCACCTTATTTGATCTATTAGATGGTGATTGAACACCTTCTTCAACAAGTCTTTCTAACCAGCCGTACATCTCTTTATATGCATTCATATCTTCATCTAATAACATCTCGAATGTTACTTCATCATAAAGTATCTTATCACCAGGCATATGAATAGCAGTACGTTTATATGGAACCTCAGTTTGAGCTACAGATACTGCTGGGTGAACAATACTTTGTAAAAAGAATTCAAGGTTAGGATAGTTCTTTCTATCAATACTAATCTTGTATCCCGTAGGTTGTAAAAAGTTTAAATTTTTAGTTAGTACAGCCATTGTCTGTCCTTATTGTATAAGTCTATCAATAACTATTTATAACAAAAAAAAGGGCTACCCTAAGGCAGCCCAGTTTAGGTGGGAGAGGTTAAATCCTCTCCCTATATTATGGTTATCTTATGCAGATGTTAAGATGTTATCTACACGGAAGATACGGTAATACTGGTTAGATTTAGCAGCAGCTAAACCGTTTGCAGCAGTTGAACCAACGAATGGGTTAGAAACCATGCCGTAGCGAGTTTTGAAACCGATTTTTGGTTGGAAGTTGTTTTCACCAACAGCACGCATCATTGTTAATGGTACGTATGGACAGTAGAATACACCAGCGTCATATGGGTTTGTACCTTTGT